GACCCCGGACACCGGCTGGCGGCAGAATCTTGCGGGGGGGGTAAAAACAGATGGAGCATATTGCCTCGCTTAGTTTTGGCGCTGACAGCATGGCGACGGTTATATTGGCCCACATACACGGGGAACCGCTGGATGCAGCCTTATATTGCGAGGTAATGTTCGATAAGACCATCAGCGGAGAGGTCCCTGAGCACCAGGATTTTATATACAACACGGCAATCCCGGCGCTGGAACAGTGGGGAACAAAAACCATCGTCCTCCGCTCGGAAAGCACGATGAAAGAAGTTTTCTACACCCGGAGAACCGAAAAGAGCCGGTACTGCGGAAAGTACATCGGATTTCCGATGGTCGGGAGGTGCGAATTGCAGAAACGCTTAAAGCTCAGACCAATCCACGCATTTCTGAAAGACCACCCGGATGCCGTTCAGTACGTCGGGATAGCCACGGACGAAAAGAAGAGGCTCCGCAGCCTCGACGGCAAGCGGAAAGTATCGCTCCTCGCCAAATATGGCCTCACGCAGGACGACGCGCGGGAACTGTGTAGCGAATACGGGCTCCTCAGCCCGATATACTCATTCGCCAAGCGGGGGGGTGTTGGTTCTGCCCCAACGCACACGACTGCGAGCTGCGCCACCTCAGAACATACCACCCGGAGCTCTGGAACGAATTACTCCGAATGAGCAAAGAGCCGGACCTCGTGAGGCCGGGAGCGTTCCGCGTAGAGGAAAGCCTTGAGGAAATTGAGGACCGCTTTTATTGGGAGGAGCAGCAGATGAATATTTTTGATTTTTTAGGACCGCCGGAGGGAGGCACAAACTAATGGCGAAATACTCAGAGGCCGCATCAAGCGGCAGAATGGACAAAAATGCGGAGGGGTACGCAGACCCCACAGCCGGAGCCGCATACAGCAACATCCGGCGGGAAGAAAAGCTCCGGGACGCGGAGGCGATGGAGGTAATCAGCCACCTCATCCCGGTTATGAAACAGACAGCGGAGCTCGCGGGCTTTGAGGTGGTCGGCAGGATCACCCTCAGAGACAAGAGCACCGGGAAAGAATGGAAGTAGAGCGCCGGAACGGCGGAAAGGAGAAAACCATGGATAAAACCAAAATCGACTGGTGCGATATGAGCTGGAACCCCATCACCGGCTGCAAGCATGGTTGTGAATACTGTTACGCCCGCCGGATGGCGGAGCGGTTCGGAGGCTACGACGACGATAAGGGCGGCATCACCACGCGGAACCTCTTGCGCCGGGCGGAGCTGCACGAGCCCCTGACCATCACCCGAAAGGGAAAGACCACAAACGCCCCGTACCCGTTTGGATTTGAACCCACACTCCACTACTACCGGCTGGACGAACCGGCCAGAAAGACCCGGCCCCGCAATATTTTCGTCGGCAGCATGGCGGACATCGTCGGGAAATGGGTTCCGTCTAAATGGATTGCGGAGGTTCTGGATGCCTGCGAGAAAGCACCGCAGCACAACTATCTGTTCCTCACCAAAAACCCGAAACGCTATATCGAGCTGGACAGCATCGCACTCTTGCCCCGCGCGGAAAACTTCTGGTATGGCAGTACGGTCACAGGACCCGATATGCCGTTCTTTTACTCAGAGTATCATAAGACCTTTTTGAGCATCGAGCCGCTGCTGAACCGCATGGGTGACACCCCCACCAGCCTGAGAGGTATCGACTGGGTGATTATCGGAGCAATGACGGGGCCGGGGAGCGAAAAGCACCGCCCGGCGCGAGGTTGGATTGAGGAGATTGTCGAACAGTGCCGCAGGAAGAACATCCCGGTATTTATGAAGAGCAACCTTGCGCCGGCATGGGGAGATGACCTGCTGAGAGAATTTCCGGAGGAAATGAGACGATGAATGACAAAAGGTTTGACTTTTTTGCTTCGGGATATGCCGGAAAATTCCGCCATGCTTTCCCGAAATGTTTTATCAACATGAACAATGAACTCATCATCCACCCGGCCCGCAATTCGTATTTTGGGCTGAGCGGTATAAAAAGTGAGATAGAGCTCAAGGCAAAAACCCTCGAATGGTTATCAAGGGAGGCAGTAAAAGGCGGCGGCAGAGCCTCCCAGAAATACCATTTAGATGGTATCAATGAGGTGCTTGGAACAGATTTCGATTTGAACGACATGGAGGCTATTTATACATACCTCGGCAATTCAGTGAACCACTACAAAACCATACGTTTTATCGAAAGCGGATATGACCTCACCGTTTTAGACACAGAGGAGCCCAAAGATTCCCCAAACGAAAAAATTTACGTCGCGGTTTTTAACTACTATGGGGACTGGTCTGAGCTGGCGGATAAACTGGGAGCGACTATTGTAGATGACACGCTTTGCTTTACCGGAGTGACTGGGCAGGAAATTTCGGGTTTGATGGAGTGCAACGGGCTGGACTATAACTACGCCAAATCCCCGGTTGAAGCCCGCGAACTCGATGAGTAAATACCGTCCGCATTCCCGGGCTTTTATCAAATCAAAGAGAAAAGAAAGGAGCACAATGATGAATAGACTGACAACAGATAACCCCATCGGGAACACTGAGCGAGCCTGCAACCTGTTCTATGTCGAAGAGGGAGAAACGTGGGTCAGAGACGGGGACCCGAAAGCCGGAAATCCGGACACGCGCCTCTACGACCACATCCGCAGCGTCATCAAAGAAACCGGCGCGGAGATTTCGGTCAACGTCACGGATGCAGAGCTGGATGAGGAGCTTTACGACCTGCTTTTCGACGGTACGGGCACCTTAGAGGGCCTTATCGCCCACTATTACACGGCGGCGGCGTTCTTCTCCGAGCTGAGGGCCTATTTGAAGTGCTACGAGGACAGCGGGATGCCGCGCATTAGCCCGGACGGGAACAAAACCATCGACGCAGCCATCATCGAGTACGGCGAAAACGCGCAGATGGACATGGCTATCGAAGAGATGGCCGAGCTCACAAAGGCGATTTGCAAGCGTAAGCGCACCGGCGCAACCGGCCCGGAGGCCATAGCGGCTAGAGAGAACCTCATCGAAGAGGTAGCGGACGTTTTCATCATGCTGGTACAGCTCATCAGAATGTTTGACGGGGCCGAGGAGGTTCAGCAGACCGTGAATGAGAAACTGCACCGGCTGAAACACCGCCTTGAGAGAGGAGGCTGCGCGAATAAACAGCAGCAATAACAGAAAGGACGGCGGAGCCTACCGACGGTACAAAACCATGGTGTCGCTTAATTGCAAACCGGGCAAAGACCGCTCCAAAGCCCGCCAGAGAAAGAAGAGGAAAAAGTGATGGGATATTTCAGAGAGTGCCCGGACTGCGGCGCACACCTTGACCCCGGAGAGCGATGCGACTGCGGCATCAAGGGTGACGGCTAGTACCGGCAACACCCTGACGCACCTATCGCCGCCCGCAGAGGGTATGAGAATAATACGGAGGTAAACGACCATGAAGAAAAGAAAATGCCGCATGACGGCTGGCGAGCGCGACCTGCATGAGCAGGCCATCCGCGTCCGCAAGATGACCGACCAGCAGCTCATAGACCACTTGCAGCATATCCGTGACGATGCCTACGCAGCTGGATACGCAGAGGCAGAGGCGCAGACAATCAACTCCCCCGCCAGCGAGAAAACGCTGACCGGGTTCATCGAGGAGCTGTCCAATGGGCGATGCAAGGGCGTGAAGAGCGCGACCGCGTTCAAAATCGAGGAATTTGCCCGGACAGCAGGGTACATCGTATGAGCGGCGCAGCAAAGGACCCCCGCAAGGTTATCCAGGGCATGAGGAACCGGGCGCAGGGCGACAGGTTCGAGCAGGCGATACTCAACTCCTGCGCCATCCTAAACGACGACCGAGGGCTCGCCGCTGTCAACAAAACGCCGGAACCCATGAAACCGCTGGCCCGGCCAAACGCGCGCGGACAGTTCCTCGCCTGCTTCACCAAAAAGGCGGAGCCGGACTTCCACGGGGCCATCGCCGCAGGGCGCGCCATCCTTTTCGAGGCAAAGAGCACCACCACCGACAAGATCGAGCAGGGCGTGGTATCTTCCGAGCAGGCCAAAACGATGAACCGATACACCGCGCTGGGCGCGCATTGTTTCGTCCTCGTAACCTTTGATGAGGTCCGGGCCTACCGCGTCCCGTGGCTCCATTGGACCACCATGCGGGAGCGTTGGGGACGGAAATACGCCACAGAGGCAGAGCTCGCCGCCTACCGCATCCCCTTTGGACCGGGGTTTACCCACAACATCATAGCGGGCATCCCCACGCCAGACAATTTCGACAAGGGACTGGCAGCCCCGAATCTTGAGGACATCCTTACGGCTTTTTGCGGTCTCCCCTACGGCGCGCCGGTGGACGGAGAGGAATGGAGCAAAGCATACGACCGGCTCATCCGGCTGTTGTATAGCGTTTCAACTCTCACCGAGGAAAAAGTTGAAAAAATTATTGAAAAGCTCGACCGGATAGACAGTCAGGATGGGGAGGTTTGATATGCAAGAGAACCTCATTCTGGCGGGTTACGATGAAGAAACGGCAAAGAGGCTCTCGGAGGCAAAATACACAGCAGCCCGACCACCCGCGCGCCCGGTTTGCCACATGAACCAGCGCGGGAGAAAGAGGTAACGACCATGATTGATGAAAAACTGATTGAAGTCATCGCACAGGCGGCAGCACAGGCAGCCGTAGCGGCGGTGCAGGCAATGCTCGGAACTGAGGCGCAGACCGCTATGGAGGCTGCTGTAACAGAGGCCGCCCGCGTAGGCGCAGAAATCGGGGCGCAGGCCAGTGTCAAGGCCGTCGAGCGTGAACGAAAGAAATTCAGGGATGCCCGGAGTGACCGGCGTTTCCGAAATACCAAGTATCTGCTCCGCAACTACAATATGCTGGCAAAGCACTGTTCCAACGCAGTCTACGACAGAGCCACCGAACTGACCCACCATGAGGGCATCGAGGATATTTTGGAGCTGTTGGATGAAATGCTGGATGAGGGTATTCAGGTTGAAAGCATTATGAAATCGGCAGCCCGGACGCAAATCATCATGGACCATGTGAACAGGATGCTCGGCATCTACAAGGTCTACTGCACCGAGAGCCAAAAGCCGGAGGAGCAAAGGCACTACCGCGTAATCGAGGCGCTCTACCTCGCCCCGAAACCTATCACGGCGGAGGCCGTCGCTGTGCGGGAAAAAATCGACAAAAGGACGGTATATAAGGACATTGACGCAGCTTGCGCCACGTTATCCGCCCTGATTTTCGGCATCGACGGTATCAAAAAAGCGGGGTAAGCGCAGCGGCCAGCACCGGGGCAAAAAGGCGGCATTGACCGGGCATTAGAGCTGTGATACAATGTAAATTGTAAAATCAGACGGAAACGCCATACCTACGGGCCTCCCCTAACCGGGCGGCCCTATTTTTTTACGCTAAAACGCCTCAAATTGGGGCAGAAATAGGAGGTAACGACATGAATATCGTCATCATGCCGGTAACGGACCTCCATCCGGCAGACTACAACCCCCGCAAAGACCTCAAGCCGGGCGACAAGGAATATGACAAGCTCGCCCGGTCTATCGAGGAATTTGGGTATGTTGAGCCTATCGTATGGAACCGCACCACCGGCAACATCATCGGCGGCCACCAGAGGCTCAAGGTGCTTATCGAAAAGGGCTATACCGAGGTCGAAGTCGTCGGGCTGGAACTGAGCGAACAGGAAGAGAAAATCCTGAACGTGGCGCTCAACAAGATTTCGGGCCGCTGGGACAATGAAAAGCTCATCGCCGTACTGGACGAATTGCAGGCGCAGGAAGAAATGGAGCTCACTGGGTTCGATGACTGGGAGCTTGAGGCGCTCAAGGTCACATACGACCACATCGAGGACCTCTTGCAGGACGACTTTGCCGACACCGGGAAGAACGAAAGCGAAAACTTCACGATGACGTTCACCCTCCCGGCAGAGGTAAAAGAGGCCATGGACCGCTACATTGAAGAGAACCCCGCAGGCAAGACCGAGCTCGCGTCTCTCATCGCGAATAAGGCAAAGGGGGTTATCTGACATGGAAATTATGAAAAAGCGCATTTCCGAAATGGAGAGAGCGGAGTACAACCCGCGCGTGGAGCTGCTCCCCGGAGACGATGAGTACGAAAAACTCAAGCGGAATATCGACCGCTTTGGCATGGTGGTGCCCGTCATCTGGAACCGGCGCACCAACCGCGTCGTGTCCGGCCACCAGCGCCTCACCGTTTTGGAGAATATGGGCGTAGAGGAAACCGAGGTTTCCGTGGTTGACCTCGATGAGACGGCAGAAAAGCAGCTCAACATCGCCATGAACAAAGTGAGCGGCCAGTGGGATGAGGTAAAGCTCAAGGAGCTGCTCGACAGCCTCGGGGACGCAGCACTGGAAACCGGCTTTGACCTCGACGAAATCGAGCGGCTGGAAAACAGCGTAGACGACCTCGTGGACGATGATTTTCTGGATGAGGAGCTGAAACGGCTGGAAGAGACGTTCAACATCTCCCTGAAATTCAGCGTCGAGGATAGAGAGGTCATCAAAGCATATATCAAGGACAACGGCAAAGAGGGGCTCGTGGAGCTCATCATCCAAAAGATTCGAGGTGAGATTTAATGGGATGTAAGTGTGGAAGTCAGGTTATTCTTTGCAACCTGCCTGTGCGATTTGATACATACCGGGGCTGTTCCCACGGCTGCCGGTACTGCTTCGCGCAGAAAAAGAACGACATCAGCCATATCGAGCGGGACGAAAGCGTGGACAGCCTGCGCTCCTTTATCGAGGGCAAGCGCGGCAACGAAACACAGTGGTGCGACTGGAATATCCCCATCCACTGGGGCGGCATGAGCGACCCATTCCAGCCGATTGAAAAGCAGGTCCGGGCATCCTATGAGTGCCTCAAGCTGCTGGCAGAGACCAAATACCCGTTTGTGGTGAGCACAAAGGGCCGCCTCGTCGCGGACCCGGAATACCTCGACCTGCTGGCGCAGTGTAATTGCGTGGTGCAGATTTCGATGGTGTGTAGCAAGTACGACAAGCTGGAAAGAGGCTGTCCGAGCTACGAGGAGCGCCTCGCAATCCTCAAGACGGTCTCCGCCAGAGTACAGCGCACCATCGTCCGCATCCAGCCGTATATGCCGGAGGTTTTCAAGGACGTTATGGAGAACATCCCCCGCATCGCGGAGGCCGGAGCCTATGGCCTCGTGGTGGAGGGCATGAAATTCTTTAAGGGCAAGCCTGGAATGGTTCGCGTAGGCGGCGACTACTGCTACCCGAAAGACCGCCTCCGCAGAGACTTCGAGGCTATCAGGGCGGAGTGCCACCGAAACGGCCTGAAATTCTATGCGGGAGAGAACCGGCTCCGCGCCATGGGCGATAGCATGACTTGTTGCGGCGTGGATGGCCTCCCCGGCTTCAAGCCGAATGAGTACAACCTTTGTATGCTGATGAACGGGAAGAACCCGGAGCCCACCGAGCACATGAAAGAAGTGGGAACCGGCGGACCCTTTAAGACGCTGAACCAGAGCGCGGGCAGCGGGCGACGGATTGCAAAGCAGAGCTTTTATGGCCTGATGCAGGAAGAGCTCGCCAAGAAACTGGACTACCACAAGAAAGTGTTTGGGCTGGATGACTGAGTATGACCTCACCCCGGTACAGCGGGTAGGTGGGATGCTGATAAAGCGGGACGACCTTTACGCCCCGTTTGGCCCCGGAGAGGTGAACGGCGGAAAGCTCCGCCAATGCGTAATGCTGGTAAAGAGCGTGATGGACAAATACGACAGCCTCCTCACCTATTGCAGCATCCACTCCCCGCAGGCCCCCATCACCGCCGCCGTAGCCCACGCCTGTAAAATGCCCTGCCGCATTTTATATGGCGGGACCAGCCGCGAGAGCGTCGCCTCGTTGCCGATGCCACGGCTGTCCATGAAATACGGGGCAACCATCGTGCTGGCTGCACGATCTGGCCGCCACAGCATTTTACACGCCCGCGCAAAAGAGCTGGCGGCAGAGAAAAACAGCTTTATCGTCCAATACGGCATCAACCTCATCAACCACGGGGACACGCTCCTCACCGCAGTCTCGGCGCAGGCAGCAAACCTCCCGGATGAGATTGAAAACCTCGTGATGACCTGCGGCAGCGGAATAACCGCATCCGGCGTGATGATAGGACTGCACAGGTACGGGAAATCCGTAAAGCACGTCCATCTCGTCGCCACAGCGCCGGACCGGCGGGCGTTCATCCACGAGAACCTCAAGCAGTACGGCGCAGACCGCGAATTTGAGTACCACGACCTTTTCCATCGGCCCGGATTTCAATACGAGAAGTCGGCAACGGCCAGATGGGGGGGCATTTCCTTGCATCCTCACTACGAGGCCAAAACGATGCAGTGGTTTAAGAGTTCAGGGCTCGCGCCGGAGAGCACCCTATTCTGGATTACGGGCGCGGAACCTACCAACCCGGCCCGAAACTAAATCAAGTAAGGAGAGGAGGACAATGCCGAATAGGACCCGCGACGACCTTTGGGAGCGCCAAAAAGGCGAAAGCGCACAGGCCTATGAGGCATTTGTCCTATACCGTGATTTAGGCGCGGAACGCAGTCATGTGAAAGTAGCCCAGCAGTTAGGCAAAAGCACCGCTTTAATTTCGAGGTGGAGTAGCCGCTGGAATTGGGTCGAGCGATGCCGCGCATGGGAGAATGCCAGAGACGAACAGGCCCGCCACGCCGCGCTCCAAAAGTACAAAGACATGAACGCCCGGCATATCAAAATCGCCTTGCAGTTACAGCAGAAAGCCCTCAAGGCGATGGAAGAGCTCCCGGACGACGCGCTATCCCCCAAAGATATTATGACGTTCATTGACAAGGCCATCGCCATCGAGAAGATGACCCGCCAAGAGGACGCGGGTATATCGCCGGGTGGAAAGCAAGAGAGCCAGCAGGACGGCGGAGGCCGCTCGCTGGCGGATGAAATCATCGGAGCCTACGAGGCCAGAAAGCGAGGCGAGAAACCTTGATAACCAGCGAGGCCATCCTCTACTACGCAGAACACCCCGTAGAGTTCGTAGAGGATTTGCTACACGTTACACCAGACCCGCAGCAGGCGGCCATCCTGCGGTCGGTCGCTACCAATCAGATGACCTCGGTACGTTCCGGCCACGGCATCGGCAAGAGCGCCGTGGAGGCGTGGGCGGTTATCTGGTTTTTGTCCACCCGGCCATTTCCCAAAATTCCGTGTACGGCACCGACGCAGCACCAGCTATTCGACATCCTTTGGGCTGAGGTCAGCAAGTGGCTCCGCAACAATAAGGCATTGGAGCGGGAGTTACAGTGGACGAAAGAAAAGGTCTACATGAAACAGTACCCGGAGGAATGGTTCGCGGTAGCCCGGACGGCCAGCAAGCCGGACGCGCTGCAAGGCTTCCATGCGGAGGATATTCTCTACATCATTGACGAGGCCAGTGGCGTGGACGACAAGGTATTTGAGCCGGTCCTCGGTGCACTGTCCACCCCCGGTGCCCGCCTCTTGATGTGCGGAAACCCGACGCAGCTATCCGGGTTCTTTTATGACAGCCACCATAAGAACCGGGGCAGCTACTCCACGTTCCACATCGACGGGCGCAACAGCAGCCGGGTATCGCAGGACTTCATCAACACCATCATCACCATGTACGGCGAAGATAGCGACGTTTTCCGCGTCCGCGTCGCCGGAGAGTTCCCCCGGCAGGAAAATGACGTATTCATCCCCCTGCCGTTGGTTGAGAAATCCATTATGACACAGTGGAATGAGCCGGAGCACCCGGCCAGCATCCATATCGGGTGCGACGTTGCCCGCTTTGGCGATGATAAGACGGTCATCGGTTACAAGGTGGACGAAAAGGTGGAATTTTGGAAGAGGCGCAGCGGGCAGGACACCATGAAAACAGCCGATGGCATCATCGAGCTGGGCGAAACTCTCGTGCGCCGGTACAGATACCAGAAAACCATCCCGGTCAAGGTCGATGACAGCGGCGTGGGCGGCGGCGTTGTAGACCGCCTGCGGCAAATTAAGCGGAATAACCCGGAGCGGTTTGAATGGCTGGACGTTATCCCGGTTGTTTTCGGCCAGAGGATAAAGCACGAATTTTACCACGACAGCACGACGTACATGATGAGCGTAGTCAAAAAGCTCCTCATGCCCTATACGGAAGAGGGGCTCCCCAAGCCGGTAGAGCTCGTGCTGCCGGACGACAACGACCTCATCGGCCAGTTGTCAACCAGAAAATACGGCATGACAGAGCAATCCAAAATCAGGGTGGAGAGCAAAGAGGCCATGAAAAAGCGCGGCCTACACTCCCCCGATGAGGCGGATTGCGTTTTGCTTTTATGCCTGCCGGTGAAACCAAAACGGAAAGGAGACGCTAAACATTGAGCGAGGGAAAAAAGCCGTCCGGGCCGCAAATCCGGGCGCAAATCATAAAGGCCGATACGCCCCCGGCCAGCAACCCCATCAAAAAGGCGGACGCGCCTACGCAGCTCGTTCAGGAAGAGAGCTACGCTACCAGCGAATGGCTCTCGCCGCCCCTCGACCTGCAAGGGCTCGGAATTATGGTGGATGAGAGTACCATTCTCCCCCAGTGCGTCCGGGCCTACAAGAGTAATATCGCGGGGTTCGGCATTGACATCCGCTATAAGGACAACTTTGCCGACGAAGAGGAAACCCCGGAGATGAAAGCGGAATGGGAGCGGGCGGCGGAGGTGCTCGACCTGCTGAATATCGAACAGGAAACGAAAGAGGTCTTTGAGGACCTCATCGAGGCCCGCGAGATTTACGGCTGCGCCTATCTTGAGGTCATCCGCAACCTCGCCGGAGAGGTGACGCA